TCCTCACGTAATCAATAAGGCCTGACGGCCAACACCTGTATAAGTAGCCAGTATTATTCCACAGCGTTTCAGGATCGCCTACCCCTGATTTGAGATTTCTCCAGTGGCATGGCGCAGCAGCCCCTCTAGCGCGGCCTTCACCGTTTGTCGGCGGACCTCGTCACGGTTACCGGCAAAGTACTGCACCTCGCTGAATACCTGCTCACCCACGCCCCAGGCCAGCCACACCGTGCCCACGGGCTTGCTCGGCGAACCGCCATCCGGCCCGGCCACACCGCTAACGGCCACGGCAAAACGCGCCCGGCTTTTTTCCTGCGCGCCGCGGACCATGGCCTCGACCACCTCGCGACTGACCGCCCCGACAGTTGGAAACAACTCAGCCGGGACATCCAGTTGCTGGGTTTTCTGACGGTTGGAGTAGGTGACATAACCGGCCTCGAACCACGCCGAACTCCCCGGAATACGGGTGATCGCCTCGGCAATCCCGCCACCGGTACAGGATTCGGCGGTGGTGACGTGGGCATTGAGAATCTGCAAGCGTCTGCCAAGTTCAGCGGCCAGCTGAGTGATATCTTTCACGGCTCTCTCCTGATCGAGCGGAATGAGGCCTACCGTACACGAGCCGATCACGCTTGCAAGGTTCAGGATCGATCAAAATGTTAGCGAACGAGGGCTCTGACATAGGCCTGACACGCCTGCAGGGCAATCAGCCCGCTATCGCCCGCGTCGGTGATGGCGATAATTCGTTGAGCATGCGCCGGGTCAAGTCGGGCTCGCGGGGGGCCATGATCCACGTCGCCGGCGCTGGAGGCGGCTGGCACTGCACAGGTTGAGGTAGCGTCATGGGCATCAAGGAGGACTGACAAGCGCACATCAGCAGTGGCAAGACGATCGCGCAAGCGACCTTGATCACGTTCGGCATTGCTAAGCGCTCGATAATGGGTTTGCTCACTGGCCGAAAGCCGCTGTTCCAGGGCCAGATGCTTGTTCTGCTCGGCCTGTTGCTGGGTAGCGGCGGCCAGAGTCAGTTGATTGAGGGTCTCGGCGTGCAGCCTGGCCTGCTCCGCCAGTTGCCGGCCGTAGCGCCAATCCTGAAACTGCCAGGCGAGCGCTGCCGAACAACCGGCCAGCACCAGCAGACCGATCAGTCGCCAGCCGATCAGACCGAAGGCTGGCATAGCACCGCCCTCGCCCGCGCCCAGATTTCCAGACGATCCTGCAAGCCGTTCAACCCACCGTTGATACGGCGGGTGATGCTGTTGAACTGATCGCGGTCAGCCAATTCATTCAAACCGTTCTGTTCCCAGAACCATGCTGCAGATTCGGCGGCCCATTGGGGCTGTTCCAGTAGTTCAGGCTGGGACAGCAGACGCTCATCGCCAAACAGGCCGACGCTGCAGTGCCGGTAGTTGTGGCGACCGGTGATCTGGATCAGCCCTCGGCCACGGTACTTTTGACCGTCGCCGTCGGGTTCCGGGGTGTTGCCCAAACGGATGGCCAGGGTACCGGTGTCGTATTTGCTCAGGTATTGAGTGCTGCCCAGTTCACGTACGTACTGTAATTGCCCCGATTCGTGACCGACTTGTGCGAGGAAGGCGGCGATGCGTTTGGGGGTGTTGATGTTGCGGTGAGACATGGCGGTGTTCAGGGCGGAAATGAAAACGCCCGCTTGGTGGCGGGCGTTGGGGAGTATCTGCAATAACTTCTGTTGGGTGAGGGGCATCACTCATGCTCCGCTGAGTGTTTGTGCCAACCAATCCGGGGCCAACGGTCTACTGGTCTCTTTTGGAAAACCAGAGGTCAAGGGCCAATCTCGCAACTCCTGCCGATAATCCAGTAAGTCATGGAAATCATCAGTGGTCAAAGTAAGCGGCACACTAGCGGCCTCCTCGTCCCGATCCCGATCAACTAGCCATTGAGTAGCCATAAGTTGTTCATCACGCCACCTACGCGCCGATGCAATCAGCTCAAACTCGGTCGCCGGAGTGGAATCGATCAGAATCGGCAAACCATCGACATCGTGACTGCGATCTTTGCCAGGCTTCGGGTCACCAATGACTGCCAGAAAGCGCTCCTGAGTGATAGGCACCGCATCGTTTGGCATCGATGCATGCAATCCAGACAAATAAATGCAACCCGTGGATTGGCTATAAAAACGTTCCATTAACCCCCCTTAACGCCCTATAGCGATGGCACCGAAACCGCATGGCAGTATCGATGAGTACAAAGTGAACCCCGTCAGAGTCTTAGGCCCCAACGATACACTTGCCGGAGCAGAACCATTAAGGGTTGTAGGAAACACTCCAAAACAGGCATTTGGAAATGCAAGCGTAAAACTTGAATAAGCGCCTTGAATGCCAAGTGTTGAAGTTCCGATCCATTGAATGATCAGACCTCCAAGCCATGATGGAAAAACGATATATCCGTTAGTCGTGAGGCTGATTGCAAAACCGAAGCGCAAGTTTTTTGGCGTTACTATCGTTGCATTGTTCACCCCCTCATTGGTTTGGGACTGACTTGCTGTTCTCGCCACACCCGCAATGGTCTCGGTTGCCTGCTGAACATTTTTAGCGATTGCTTGAAAGACTCTTAAGGAAGTCATCCGTTTTGCATTATCGATGCCTGTCTCTGCCTCCTGTTGGGACGCGACAGGGATAATACTGTCTGTCACTTTAATGGCAATCGCCGCGTTCAGTTGAGTGTTGTCCTGCTCATCGGGCACAAGCCCGGCAGATTGAATGACACTAATCATTTCTTCACTGACTGCATTGCCCCACTGCGCCGGAATCAATGACCCGGCTGATCCGACTATGGGGTTCTCATTCACAAACTTCCCATTCACCAAACCTGCACTGGGTACACTCTTTGGATAATCCATTCATTCGATCCTCAATTAAAACTTGAAGTTTCTGACAAAACACATGCCAGACAGTCTGGCGCCTCCGGCCGGCCAGCTATAGCTGGAAAGTTTTCAGCGGCAGGCCAGTCGCGCAGCGCTTGTCGGTACTCAAGCAACTCCAAGTGCTGTTTCACCGTGAGCGTTGTAACGCGTCCAAGCTCCTGCTCATCACGATGGCGCGTCGTCAGCCATTGACTGCTCGCAAGAATGGATTGGCGCCAAACCCGTGCCTGCGCCCATGGATCTTCGCTCTTTGTATCCGATGTATCAGCCATACCTGATGCACCCAATACAACGGGAAGCTCGAAGGTCTGTCCTATATCGCTAATCGAAGTGCCTGGCTTTACATCAATACCTTCGGGTACACGTACCATCGAGGTCAGAAAATCCGGAGCAAATAATTGGTTGATCTCGTAGTCGCCCGTATCAACCAACTCAACAATAATCCCATCTTCTACACGTGCATAAACGGCCATTATTCGTACTCCCAGATTTCACAAAAGGCATTGCCACCGGGTCCGCTCAGGCACGAGGCCGAAGCATTGGTCGAGCAGCTGCCACTGCCTCCTGAACCTCGCGCGCCGGGATTACCATTGCCGTTCACGCCCGTGAAAGAGCCACCACCGTCGAATGGGCTGGCGCCTCCCGCTCCAGATAGAAGCCCCCAGTTGGTGTTGCTCATCGCATAACTACCGTGAATGCCGCGAGCGTTGGCCAGATTTCCTCCTGTTACAGCCAGTCCTCCCGCGCCTCCCTGAACAAATCCAGAGGTGTTTGCTACAAACGTCAGAATTTGTCCGCCATAACCTCCCGCTGCGCTCATGTAGGACCCGAAGGAAGCGCCGCCTCCCGCAGCCCCCATCGCATTGCGCGCGGCACCTCCGGCTCCCAATGTAATAGGTATCCCGGCCAACATTTCCGCGTTCACGTCATAGAGACTTTCGGCATAGGCACCTGAACCACCGCCACCGCCCAAACTTTGATAAGTCGCCGCGACAGGCGGGCAGCCGGCCCCGGAACCACCGGCGCCCACCAACCGCACGCGAATTCGTTTGGCCTTGGGATTGGGGCGGTAGACCGTGATCCCAACAGTATCGAATTGCTTGACCGCCAACAGTCGGCCTACGGCATCGGTGATGCCGTAACCACTTAGTGTGGTAGGGGTATTGTTCATCTTGGTGAAATCGACCAATGCGCCAATCGCCAGCACCAATTGGTCATTTTTGGCTTCGTCAGGTGTCAGCCCCGCAGCCTTGATGACGTTCAGAATCTCTTGTGTCACGCCATTGCCCCAGGTCGCGGGAATCAGCGATCCCGGTGTCCCGACGATGGGGTTTTCATCGACAAACCAGCCATTGACCAAGCCGACGCTGGGCACGTTTTTTGGATAATCCATACGTCTTTCGTTCCTCTGAAATAACAAATGAACCGTGTCGATGCGGTGGTCGATGCAATCGCGCCCACGGTCTCTTCAAAAAAAAACCCACGAATACGTAGGCCTGAACAGGGGGAAGTGAATGGCTCTCGCCTAGTCAGCCAGACCGCTCACGAACTCACGAATAGCCTCCAGCGCCTCATCGCCAACGCTACGGGCCAGATCGATCTTGCCCTTGGCTGCGTGCGCGCGGATTTGCGTTTTGGCCTTGAGGCGCAATGTGCGCAGGGTCAACAGGTTGTCGCTCAGCTGTGCAGCTTTGCTCAGGATCTGCTCGGCGGCCTGCTTGGCCGTCCGGCCTTTAACGATCCATGCGGAGACGGCCAGCGGCACGTCTTTTTTCGGGTAACCCGCATCCTGAAAGGCTTGGGCGTAGACGGCGGCCTGGGCGTATTCCATGGCTTTGAGAGGATCACCGGCCAGAGCAGCGCGCGCGCTGTTTGCGGCAGCATCGACTTTGGCGCACAGGCGTTCGGCTTCCTGTTGTTCCAGCAGGGCGATTTTCGCGGCGTCCAGCACCCATTGTTCACCGTCCCAGTCATGGACGGCAGAAGGCTGTGCGGGACGTAGTCCGTCCTCGAACTGATGTAGCTCTTGAATAACGTTCATCGAATCAACTCCCAGGAAAGACTGACATTGACTGCCGCCGAGAAGTTGACCGCGATCCCAGTGGCGTAATCAGATACGGGGTGGTTCTTGATACCCATACTGAACAGCAATTCATCACTGACGGCGCTGGTCGAACCAAGCATGTGTTCGGCCTGGTAGGACTGCCACAACGAGCGCAATTGCAAATGGTCGAAACTGGCGGTCAGGGTCGTGACCGTGGCGTCGTTGACAAAGTTATTGGTAAAGATCACGCACGGCATCGGGTTCGTCCAACCACCATCGTGATTGGAGCTGGTGGTCAACGCAGGTGAGAGAAAGCAGTAGTTACCGCCAACCCAACCCGTTGGCGCAAACGACACCCCAGTGATTTCGGTCGACGAAGGCGTCGGGTTCCCCACCACCAGACGTGCCGCCCGGGCATGAGGATCCAGCGGCAGGTAAACCACACCGCTGCCGTTGACGGTTTGCGTCCACGCCAATCGGTTACGGTTGTAGATCGGCCTGACGACCGGAACGGACCCCGGTGCTCCCGTCATCACCCAGGCAATGCAGATGTCCAGCGGCGTGGATTGAAAACCGCCCCCCGCTCCGCCATTGACAGCACCCTTCAGACCTTCGGGCGCGACGTCATAGATTGTTCCTCGTTGCATGTAGAACGTCAGCGCACCACCGATCACCTGCGCCCGCAGAAAGTAGCTGGAGGTCGCCAACAAATCACTGCTCCACGCTTGGGTGGTAAACGTCCGCGCCCTGCCCAACTGCCCCGCGACGACTTCCTGGCCAATGCTGACCAATACCCCCGCCGGAATCGACACCCGGCCGCCGCTGGTCGAAACTGCCGCCGGGGTTACCGCCAAACGCCCATCCACCGTCGCCACCGTGGCCGGCGGCAACGAGCCGATCGGCAATGCCGAATCCAGATTCCAGCCCTTGGCGGACACGCTCTGAATTGCTTGCAGCAACTGATCGTACTTCGTCTCATCCGGAGTCAAATCCCCGGCCTTGATGACATTCACAATCTCCTGCGTTACCCCATTCCCCCAATCCGCCGGAATCAACGACCCCGGCGTTCCAAGCAACGGATTCTCATCCACAAACTTCCCATTCACCAACCCTGCGCTGGGCACACTCTTCGGATAATCCATCCCTCTACTCCCTAGTCATAATTGATGTGCACCTTGGTATGCGCCGGTGCGCTGCGGTGGATCAGGCATTCCAGTGCCGAGCCCGGGTTCACGCCGAAGTGCTCGCCCCAGTAACTCGCGCCAAAACGTCGTCCCAGCAGCAATCGCCCACCGGTATTGAGCGTCCACATGAACTGCGCTTCCCAGGTGCCCCAGTGCGCCGCACCGAAACGCGAGCGCCCCATGCGCGGGGCTTCCAGTTCCGTGATGGTGGCGTTCGGGTAGCCCTGGCTCTTGGCGATTTCGAGGTAGTAGCCGACGGCCTGACTGCCGACTGCGAGCAAGCGACGACGTACCGCGAGGCGGCGGTCGTCGAACAGTGGCGTAG